GACTATCGGTAATCGACGACAGTGAGTCGGCCAGAGAGCGGTTGGCCGCCAGGACGCGGCTCAACGAGTCAGTGATGGAACCCATCGACTGGGCGATCGAACGAGTCCACGTTGCGGCAGCCCGGCTGAGGCTATCCGTGATGCTGCTGAGACTATCTGCAAGCGAACGACCGACCGTCAGCACTCTGCTCAGGGAGTCGGTGATCGACGACAAACTGTCGGCCGCAGTCCGCGTGAACGTGGCGGCAGCCCGAGACAGCGAATCGGTGATGCTGGAGAGCGAGTCGCTCGTGGTCCTGATGTAGGTGGCAACCCGGGACAGTGAGTCTGTGATCGAACTGAGGCTGTCGGACAACGTGCGCCCGACTGTCAGCAGACGGGTAATGGCTTCCGTGATCGAGCTAAGGCTATCAGTCGCCGCGCGGGTGAAGGTCGCCGCAGCCCGACTCAGGGAGTCAGTGATGGAACTGAGACTGTCGGAGTTCGTGCGCGTCCACGTGGCTGCCGATCGGGCCAAGGCATCGGTGATCGAGGAAAGCGAATCCGAGTCTGTCCGCGTGAATGTCATCGACGCTCGGCTCAGGGAGTCCGTGATCGAACCCATCGACTGAGCGATGGTCCTGTTCCACGTGGCTGCGCCGCGAGCCAGTGAGTCAGTGATGCTGGAGAACGAATCGCTGGTCGTGCGGTTCCACGTAGCGGCTGCCCGCACGAGGCTGTCCGTGATCGAGGAGAGGCTGTCGGCCAAGGTCCGACTGGCCGTCCAGATACGCGACAGTGAGTCTGTGATCGAAGACGCCGAGTCGCTGAGCGTGCGCGCCCACGTCGCAGCGCCGCGAGCAAGGGAGTCGGTGATGGTGCTCAGCGAGTCAGCGAGTGTTCGCCCGAAGGTGACGAGCCGTGTCAGAGCCTCGGTGATTGAGGACGCCGAGTCGGCCAGTGTGCGGTTCCACGTGACCGCGGTACGGTTGAGCGCATCGGTCAAGGTCGCAATCGTTTCCGAGAGGGACCTGGTCCACCACGGGTGGTTGACCGCCGCGTTATAGAGGTCTGAGACCTGTGACGCGTTCAGCGGATAGTTGAAGATCGCCACCTCGTCGAGTCCGGCGGTCAGGAACGAGGAAGGCCCTCGCTCTGAGCCGACCAAGACGCCGTTCGGCGAGGTCAGGTTGACGAACGTGACATCAGTGCCGTGATTGGCCGCCTGCTGGACACCATCGAGATACCAGGACGCGAAGCCTGCCTTGGAGTCTCGGCTGACGACGAGGAAGTGCGCCGCGTTGTCGGTGATCGTCGGGCCGAACTCGATACTCTGGCTGGCAAAGTTGCACCAGAGCCGAATCGCATTTCCGCTGTCGAAGAAGACTTCCGGCGAATTCTCCGCTGTGTAGTCGTAGGTCAGGACGCCCTGGAGCGTGTTGACGGCACCGTGCTTCAGCCAGAAGGCGAACGAGAAGTTGTTGCCGACCTGGAGTGATGACGAGAACGCAGCCTGAAACCCGGACGTGCCGTTGAGCGTGATTGCCGTGTTCGTGTCGCCCGACAGCATCCCCGCCGCGCCGTAGACGACACCGGACGACCCGGCTCCGTCGACTGTGGCCGTGTTGCCGTTGCCCGACGAGTCCGCAAGCGATCCCGACGCCTCGCCCATTCGCCAGTAGGCGACAGGGCCGAGAGCCTGCATGAGGTTGTAGTAGCCACCGGTCCGTCGCACCGTGGCATCCGTCAGCGAACTGATGGAATCCGCGATAGTCCGCGTGAGGCTAGCGCCACCCGCAGGAAAAAGGGCCGGGATAAGGGGCCTATTGAGGGGCGCTGGCCGTGGCGGGTGGCGATATAGGCCCGGCACGGGCTTACGTCACTTCTTCAAACGTAACCGTGCAGTTCCAGTTCGTCAGAGTCGTCGGCGTTCCCTGCAACTGGACCAGGAACGTCAGGTCAGGGCCAACGAGAATGCGCTCCTCCGGAACGGGAACCCACAGGAACCCGGACAGGTTGTTGAAGCCATCTCGACCGAGCGTGGTTAATGTGCCCGCACCATTGGCACTCGCGTTCGTTCCCGACGAAGACGCCGCGTTGCTGGTCGATCCAGCGATGGCCGATGCCACTGCATTGAGCACAACAGGGGCAGGCGTGGTAGACGTAAACGTGCCGAAGGCCGAAGCCTTCAAGCCCCAGCGAACAGCTAGCTGCTGACTCGTAGCCGTACCAGACTGGCTCAACGAAATCCGATAGATACGGAGCACAGAAGCGCGGCTCGTAAATGAAGTCGCAGCCCGGATCGTGACCAGTTCGCCACTGGCGATGACGGTCGCATCAGCCATGACCACGTTGTAGAACGAACTCATGGCACTCCTTACTGTGGGATGAGTTGGATCATGGGCTGATGCTGGTCAACCCGTCGCGCGCTATCGCCCAAGAGGGGGATGCCCTGAACAAAGAGTAGATAGGACGCCGCGTCGGAAGCCGACCCCTCCGTCGCTCCGTCGTAGAAAACCGTATTGCTATAGGCGGTGGCCATGGACTGCGCGTTACTAGAGCGCCAAATCTCTAGAACAAGAACGTCGTTATCCAGCACCGCTTGGCCAAACCCACTCCCAAGCGTCAAGGTCAGGCTGTAATCCGTCTCAGACGTGGATGTCACGGAACTAACGCCGCTATTGGCTGAGCCCTGAAGGTACAGCTCACCCACCCTGGTGCCACTGCTGGGTCTCCAGACATAGATGTCCTGTGTGAACAGCAAGTTCGAGTTCGAGTTCGAGTGTGACCCAGAGATGCGGCGTATTGGCGATGTGGCGGAAGAAACGAGGATGTTCCCTGCCGCTAACGGTGGCGAAATCCAACGACCGATGAGGCCGGACTGGGCCGAAGTCGATGCGTTGGTCGTAAGCACCACCGATGTCTGCAAAACGCCTATCTCGCCGTTCATCAGGCGGTTGGTATCGCCACCCGTACCGATCTTGGTCGGAGTCGACGATGAGCCAGACGCGCCCGCCGGAGGCAGCGTCCCAATGACCGGCGAGTTGACCGCATGCAGGTAGAACTTCTGGATGGAGTTGTACGGATAAAGGGAAAGAGCCGCAGTTGCTCCGTCGGTGATGGACGCCGAAGCCGTGATTGTCGACGAGTCATTGATTGTCTGCCCCGCGCGATAGCCGCCGACGAGCTTGACGGTGGTGCTCGCAGCGACGCTTGTCAAAAGCGTTCCGACGTTAATTGAGTTTGCATTCGCGGTGGTTGGGGTCCAGGCACCGTCCCAGACGCTAAGACCATAGTTATCGCCCCCGGACAGGACAAACGAGGTGGAGCCGGAACTGGTGTTGGTCGTAACCGAACTCAACCCACCAACATTCAGCCATTCGGTCCCGCGAACGGCGGCTGTGGTCGTGCCGCTGAGGCTGACCGTCACAACCGTATCTGGCGTTGTGATGTCCACGCAATACCACTGCTCAATGCGAACGTTGGTGGCATTCTTGGCCGTTCCACTAACCCACGTTCCGCCACCGCTGATCGAACTGACCGATGCAGCGATCGGTAACGCCACCGAGACCACGCCCGTATTGCCGTTCGTCAAGGCGTTGGTGAATGTGATGGCGACCGACGAGACGGATGTACCACTGTTCGTGGTCTGCTGGACCAGGGCTGGCGTGTTGTAGCCCAATTACAACTCCACTACTTCTAGATGGCCGCCGTCAACGCACAACGAGCAAGTAAATCCGGGCGTGACTGGAACATCCATCCGGTCGCCCGGACTTCCCGGCGGTGGCTCTGGACTGCCATCGCCACACGGACCCCAACGCGTCGGGTCGGTCCAAGCACACGTGCCGTACACCTCCCAACGGAGAGCCCCAGACACGTACCGAACGTATCCGGGACTCTGGTCTTCGATGAAGACCTCGGGATCAACCGTTGGTCTCAGGGGTCGAGAACGACGAAGCCAGACGAGGCCAACGTAGAGTCAGGTGCTCTTACCATCGAAATCAAACAGGACGCCGTTACGCCAACAAGGTAATTGAGCGTGAACAAGATGTCTGACCCGGCTGGCTGGAGCGTGACTGACCGATCGTAAATTGGGTTCGCTCCATCAAAGCACTGCACTCTGGCCGTCACTATGTCGCCCGGCTTGACGTTATTGGCGATCTTGTAGATCGGTGTGAAGGTGTCGTATCGGTGCAGGCCGCTTGGCGCTGAAATAGAGGCGCCCCCCATGGACTTGTTGTAGTTGTAGGCAGCCACAGGGGCAACCGAAGCCAAGAGCAGAAGCACCGCGCCCACGGCCGAAATCAGCTTGGTCATAGTTTCCCTCTGATGCGGCATCAGTCCTCCTATCCGAACGAGCAGTTCGTGATCGTGACACCAGGTGGCGGGTTACCCAAGCTCGAATAGAAGCCGTGACTGTTCACTGACGTGATGTTCTTGAACACGATGTTCGACGCCCCGATGGACTCGAACCGAACGGCCTGCCCTCCGGCATTGGTGATCGATGCCGTGTCGAACAGCCAGTTCTTAGTCGGTGGCTGCCACAGGATGAGGGCCTGCTGCCCGGCTGCGCTCGTGTTCCCGGTGAAGGTCAGGTTCGTGACTGTCACGTCGTGGGCCGCGACGTTCGGCGCATCGCTGGCGTAGCCGTGGTCCATGTGGATCGCCGTGGCGAGCCCCATCGTGTCGGACGCATCGACAGTCAGGTGGTCGACGAGGATGTTCTTCCAGCCCTCGAGCGCGTAGCTGAAGTAGACCGCGTGGTCCGTCGTACCACTGCCGACCCGATGAACCGAGTGCTGGATGGTGAAGTTGCGGAGCGTGATGTTGTAGGGCGCAGCGAGACCGCTGTATCCACCGAACACGATCACGCCGGTCTGACTCGTCGTGCCGTTGGCGAACTGGAACCCATCCCACGTCTGGTCGTGGGCACCCCCGTTGATGCTCATGCCGCCCATGTAGCCGCCCCCGGCGTCGAAGATGACGCCACCGGTCGTCTGGGCGCGAACGGTGATCGGGCGGGTGCGAGAAGCGAACTTGGAGCCGATCCAGAGCGAGTTGGACGCCTGGTTGCCCGAGCCGCTGATGGAGTAGGTGCCGTTGGCGACGACGATCTCGTCGACGGTGTCATCAGCCAGAGCGCTCAGGATGCCTGCGACCGAGGACACGTTGACACTGTTGGTCGTGGGCGGTGGCACGGGCGTGACGCTCTGGACGACGATGGCGGTGGAGGCCACCTGCGTCCACGTGCTGCCGTTCTGCTGCTGGGCGATGAGCGACTGGGTCTTGGCCGTCGAGGACACGGTGATGCCGACCGCGAAGGTGCCATCCTTCTTCGGCCGGAAGATGTTGGTCGTCGCCCCCTGCCCGTCGAGGAGCAGGCGCGTCTTGGCGTTCGCAAATCCAGAACCCTGCACGGAGACGACCGTAGACGGGTCTGCCGGGTTCGGACTGACTGTCAGCGTAGGCATACTTCCCTCTGGCGTCGCCTGTGCGAACAGGAGGATGACCAGTATGGCGAGTGAGACGGCCGGGTACGAGAGATGGAGGATCGATCGCACCCGGCCGCCCTGGAATTAGCCTGCCGCAGGCAGTGTCCAGGTCCACGTGAGCGCAAGCGAGTCGCCGCTGGCGACCGATGCGTCAGCGTTGAAGTTCGTGTTCGCCACGTCGATACCGCCAGCCGCGTTCGTGCTGGCGGTGAACAGGCCGCCCTTGTGGAGGTTGGCCACGGTGCCGGTCGCGCTGAACGTCTTGGACAGCGTGAAGGTCGTGGTGCCGCCGGTGTGGGCGAATGTCGCCAGGGCCCGGGACAGACCATTCGAGGTCTGCTCCGAGGTCAGGACCGTATCCGAGGTCGCCGGACCCGAGGTGTCGGTCGTGACGCCGATGAACCGGGCCGACCCCTGGCCGCCCATGATGAAGAAGTGGGCGGTAGTCGACGGCGTGGTGCCGGTCGTATCGTCACCGTTCCACCACTGGTCGACCGTGAGGACGGTTGCTGAGTTGGTGCCGATGTTGCCGTAGACCGGGGCGTTGGTCGAGTTGTCCACGACCACGCGCATTCCCTTGTAGGCGTCCGTCGTCCAACCGGCTGCGGTCTTGGTCAGCGAGGTCGCCGACGAGCCCGTGGCCGTGTTGTCACCGATGCCAAGGTAGCCGCCCATGTTGTTGTGCAGCCAGTCCATGCCGACGGTCGTCTTCAGGTTGTGCGACCAGCCGAGATCGACGATCTCACCGGCCGGGCCGAAGATGCCGGAGTCACCGCGGAAGATCGCCGTGTGGACGAAGTTCGGACCGAAGCTGAGCTTTTCGCCCATGAACTTGCCACGGGTAATCATCAGCTTCAGATCGTCGTCGATCCGCTTGATGACATCCATCTGGGAGTCCGCAGGCCGCGGCTTCGGGCGGCCGAAACGAAGTAGATTCACGTTCCTCTCCTTCTGCCGCCGCCTCAAAACGGGGGCCTGATAGGGCTTACGACGCGGTGATGGTGCCCGTGTTGGCGACCGAACTGTCGTCGCTGACAAGCCGGAGATAACCGGTCCACGAGCCCGAGGACGGGATCACGACTGCTGGCCACACATGCGCTCCGTTGACGGCGTCTGGCGTGAACACCTCGGAACGCAGGCTGGTGGCCCCGGTCTTCTCGACGCTGATGTAGTACTTGATCGCCGGGGATGCCGGGTAGTTAGCCGTGTTGTAGCCCGTCGCCGTATTGGCTGGGGCTCCGGCCACCGTGAAGTTGATGGCCGTCTTGCCAGCCGACGGTGTCGTGCTGGAGGCGGTGAGGGTCGACACTACCGATCTCCTTTCTGTTCGATGTGACGCTGTCCTTCAGCGCCTCCATGCCTGGGTTCTGAGCCGCTCCGGGTCGAGTCGCCATTCGCCGACATGACCACCGCGGTTGAACGGCGTCGAGAACGTCTCGCCGCCCTCCTTGTGGCCGCCCCACTTCTTGGCGTAGTAGAGGTCGTTCGCCATGTGGGTCGGCCCGTTCTGCGCTCGCAGTGACGGATCGGCATAGATCGTGGCACTCCCCACATGGGTTCCGGTGAACCCGAGTTCCACGCGAGGCAGCCCGAGGAGGTCGATCCGTCGAGCGAAGTCGAGGTCTTCGTCATAGGCGGGATGGATGTTCTCGTCGAAGTACCCGACGTTCCCGAGCGTGTAGCGGGTCAGCGCGAACGCCGCCATCCCGAGACTGAAGTAGATGCCACCGAAGCCCCGATCGACCCCCGCCTCGATCCGCTCCAGATCGCCGGGTCCCCATTCGAGATCGTGGTTGGCGATGAGCCACCACGGGGCCTGCGGGGTGAGCTTCATCCCGAGGTTCCAACTGGCCCCAACGCCCAAGTTGTGCGGCAACGAGACGATCGTGCATGGCAGGACGGGCAACTCGTCGGACAGGTGACCGCCGTTGTCGATGACGATGATGTGCTCGATGGGGTGGTCGATCGAGTCGAACATCCTGTAGAGCAGGTCGTAGCCGTTGAGCACCGGCACGACGAGCACAGGGATCATGGGTAGTTCCGGAAGTAGTGGTGGACCACCTGCGGCGTGAAGTAGAACGTCACACCACCGTCACGCATCCGCTGCCACATGTCCGAGTCCCGTGTCCGGCCGCGGAGGACGCATTCCTTGTCGTAGCGATACGGCAGGCTGGCCTTGTAGATGTTCGCGCCAGGAACGAACGCGGCATCCCTGACCGGGTAGTCGCCGTAGAGTTGGCCAGTGAACTCGGGCGGATCGCCCTTGAAGGTCATGCTCATGCCGTAGGCGTGATCGACGCCCTGGTCGATCGCTGTCTTCAGCAGCACCTCGTTGTGATTTGGCAGGAAGGCGTCGTCATCATCCATCGGCGCGATCCATTCGCCGCGGGCGTGGTCGATGCCCCAGTTCATCGCGTCGATCCCGAGGATCGCCCACTTGTCGAAGTAGTTGTCCGTCTCCGGGTACTCGGCATGCGGCAGGTTCCAGAAACGAACTCGCGGGTCCCGATCGGTCATCTCGGCCATCAAGTCGACCGTCTCCTCGTCGGTCCCGTCTCCGACCACGAGGAGTTCCCAGTCCGGATCGGTCTGTGCGTACACGGACGGGATGGACCTTGTCCTCAGCAGGTCCGCGCGGTTGTAGGTCGGGATGACGACCGAGATCACGCCGCTACGGCTGAAAGCATGCGCTGGAAGTAGCGAACGGTCTGCGCGATGCCGTCTTCGAGCAGGAGGAAGCTGCCGCTGTCGATGCCGAGTGGGGCAAGCGTGCCCGGATCGCCCAGCACGACGGAGTTCGCGTCCTCGCCTGGCCGCATCGGGATATGGACGATGTCCACGGTGCGGCCGGTCACGAGAGCCGTCTGATAGATGACCTCCTTTGCGATGTCGTTGACCGTGGTCGGGTTGCCGGACCCGGCCTCGACCGTGACGAGCGTCCCCTGTTCGGTCGCTTCGAGCGCCGCCACCAGGACGCGAGCGACATCGCCGACGTAGATCATGTCCATGATCTGCTCGCCGTCGCCGTAGATTTCGATGGACTCACCAGCCAGCGCCCGGCAGACGAACGCAGGCATGATCTTGCGCACCTTCGACGGCCCCCACGGAGCCGCTGCGACCTGCCGCGGACCGTATGCATTGAGGGCTCGAACGATGGAGATACGGGTGTTCCGGTACTTGTTCATCATCGCGGCGAACCGCTCCATCGTGTTCTTGGTGATGGAGTAGGTGTTGTTCATCCAGTAGTTGCCGACCGCGATGTTGACCAGCGGCACGTCGTACTGGGCACACGCCTCGAAGACGTTGAGACCGCCCAGGATGTTCGTCTCGGCAGCGGGCCGGGGGTTGTTGATCGTCTCCTGCGTCCCGAGCACGCCCGCGAGATGGATCACGCCATCCGCATGAGCGACGGCCTCGGTCACGGCGGTCGCGTCCCGGATGTCTCCGAGCACGAGCGTGGCACCGCCTTCGGGCTCACGCCAGCGCGTATCGAGCACGGACGTGTGGTAGCCGCGATCGACAAGCAACTCGACCACGTAGCGACCGATGAAGCCGTTGCCACCGGTGACGAGAACGGTCTTCATCGAGTCTCCCCTAGCAGTTTGTAGTAGTCCTTGGACAGGACCTCCTCGGACAAGGACCGGTATCGGTCGAGGATGTCGGTGTCGTCGAGGCCGCGCTGGGTGAAGAAGCTGTAGTGGACCACCAGCGCCATGCCGTTGATGACGTTGTTCTGGCGCAGGTAGCGAGGCCACTCCTCGGTCAAGAAGATTTCCTCGTCCCGGTTGTGAGTCGCACCACCCCACATCCGGACACTGTCGCCGACCCACAGGAAGTTGCTGATCGAGAACCGGCGGCCGTCGAGCGGCCATGGATCGGAGAACAGCCAGTTGTCGACCTCTCCATCGCGCGCCGAGTCGAGGAACTGGTTGTGCAGGGCGATGGCGAAGTCGAGCGATCCCCAGCCGACCGGGTCCATGCACCACGCCGACTGGACGCTGCCGTGCTGTCGGCCGATGCGCCCGGCCTGTTGATGCACCCAACTGACCACGGCGTTGTTGAGGATGTTGCCCATGATGAGGAAGTACTCGGGCTTGGCCCGGCGGAGCTTCACCATCTCCTCGAAGTAACGAGGATGGACGTAGACGATGTCGTCGTCGAAGCGGAAGTAGTAGGTGCCCTTGTCCTGCGCCAGCGCGTAGAAGAAGCCCGTGTTGTACTGCTTGGGCGTCAGGATTTCGTCGCTGGGGTTGTCGACGCAGCGGACCCAGCCCGGATAGAGCTTCTCCTGCTCGCGTGCGAACGCCACGTCTTCGACCTGGTCGGGATCGGTGTTCATCCAGAACTGGACTTCGTCGATGATCGAACGATCACGGCGAAAGTAGTTCATCAGGATGGAGACAGTCCGCTTGCGCCCATAGGGCACGCAAACGACGATCCGCTGTCCGTCCAGCATTCCTACTCCCTCTAGGACTGCGACCAGCCGATTTCGAACGACTGAGTCTCGATCGAACCCGCCGGAACGGTGTTTGCCACCTGCTCCTGGAGGACAAGATAGCGAGTCGCGTCACCGTCTGCCACGTACTCGTTCACATCGAAGATGTAGCGTCGCCCGTCGACCATCGTGGTCGTGGCCACGGTCGATGGAGTGGCAACCGGCGTTACCGGGGTATCGGTGACGCCCATCTTCACGACCGCCCCATCGGGCAGGTCGCCGGACCGCTCGACCCAGAAGTCCGTGAGGGTATGGCTATTTGCCGAGCCAACCTTCAGCCTGATCCACTTCTCGAAGCTGTTGGTCCCGGCTATCACCGGATGGCTGGATCGATCGAGCGCTGTGTTCGCAGCCGTGTCGATGCTGACAAGGTCGATCCCGACCTGCGCCGCCGACTCGGTCCCGGCGCCGCTCCCGGTATAGACCCGCAGCGTGACGGTGGCGTCAGGCATTGTCGGCGTTGCTCGGGCTGTTGTTCGCAGCCCCGGCGTCAGCGTTGTCCTGGGCGGTCTTGGCCGCGGTCGCAGCATCGATCGCCAACTGGTTCAACTGCTCTTCGCCGAGGTACTGCTGGGTGTTGATGTCGAGCATGCCCTTGGGCGTCTGGACGAGCATGTGGTTGAACAGGTTGGCCTCGTTGTCGGTCTCACCGATCGGCTGGCGGCCGTCCATCATGCGCGCCTCGTTGATCGACTTGATCGGGACGCCCGGCATGCTGATCCGGTTGATGTTGGCCTTCTGCTCGGACTCGTTGAGGTTGAGTGCGGTGAACGCGAACTGGAGGTTGTTGGCCCGGCCGCCGAAGCTGTCGTCCCAGACGTACTCACGAGTGATGTAGCGCTGCACGCAATCGAGCAGCGGGCGCAGGCCGCGGTCCTCGGTGTTCTCCTGCTGCGCGCTGGCGGTGCTCCGGTTTACATCGAACGTGATGCCGAGGTCCATCGGGCTGAGGCCGAAGACCACCGCGATGCAGCGGAGCAGGAGTTCCTGCCACTGGCCGAACTGCATGTCCTCGTTGGAGAAGCCGAATGGCATCCACGACGGGGACTTGAAGCCGCCGATGATCGCCATGGCACTCTGGCCGAAGACCTTCGACTGGAAGTACGCCCGAGCGTGCTCCACGTCCGTGTCGATCGCGCTGTCACCGATGTTGAGTGCGCCGTTGGGCGGCGCGCCCATGACCATCCGCCGGTTGTACTCCATGGCCTGAAGCTCGGAGTCGATGACGCTGAGCAACACCTGGATCGGGGGAATGCCGACACCGCTGACCGTGCGCGGGTTGTCGAGCATGTAGATCATGTCTTCGTTCTTGAACGTCGCCCTGATCCGGCCATCTGGCACGTAGTAGTAGCGCGGTCGGTCCGGGTTGCTGCCGGTCCACCTCTCGTCGACCGCGATGTACTCCGACGGGGTGGGCCAGAGTTCGGCGATCTCGCCCGATGGATAGCGGACCTTCTCGATCGCCGCGCCATCGAGCACCAGCAGGTCTTCGACCACCTCCTGGAAGAAGGAGTGGGCGCTGATGTTCTGGGCGTTGGGGGTGTCGAGTTGGGTGGCGATCCGCTTCGCCAGGCGCTTGTTGTCCTTGCCCTCGGGATCGAGCTTGACGATGTCCCACTGCGCCGAGGCGATCTGGTCGCGCCTGATCTTGATCGCGGCTCGGACCCACGGCGTCAGCGACAGCGCCCGATACGTCCGGGCGTTGCCCTGCCACGCCAGCGCGGCCTGAGTCGTGATGAGTTGGAAGCCGCCAACCTGCGAGATGATGTTCGGGTTCGTCTGTGGCCCGGACTTCGGCGCTGGCATGGCCCACGCCTGCATGCCTTCCCAGCCCTCGCCCGACAGGGTGATGAGTTGCGGGACGACGGGCGGGTTTTCTCTGACGGCAGGCAGGTTGGCAGGTTCGCTCAACGAAGCATCCCTCCCAACTGCACCTTGACCCAATCGTTGAGCCGTCCGGCATTCGCCTGGGCCATCGCCTGCTCGAACGTCACCCATTCGGTCTCGATGCCGGTGAGCATCTCGGCTACATGGGTCGGGACCCACCGCTGGCCATCAGCGAAGATGAGCAGCGCGTCGGTCGGGATGGGCGGCGGCGATGGAGTGCCCGGCTCGCGTGGCGACATCGTGACTGCAGCCAGCGAGCCTGAGCCAACGGCAAGGTCCATGGCCAGTCCGAGCGCGTCGATCAGATCGTCATGGCCCTTGTCGAAGTTGACCATCTCGCGTTCGAGTTCGCGGTCGATGAGGTCCTTGTGGTGATGGACGCGGTGGCTCTCGTAGCGCGCCGCAGCGGCCCGAGCCCGGACGCGCTTGTCGACATCGGCCCGCCGACCGACCACCGGCATCGTCGTCTCGCGCAGGAGGTCCTGGATCAGCGTCGACTGGTGCTGGTTGTTCTCGATGATGACCTTCGACACCGGGTAACCATGGTTGCTGGCCCAGTCGTAGAGTTCCTTGACGAACTCACGGTGGCCGCCCTCGGTCTTGGTCCGCTGGTGGTGGAGCACCCAGTGCTCATGCCGGTCGTCCTGCCCGACGAGCACTCCGGCCGTCCAGTCGGCCCGCTCCCGGACGCTGGTGGCAAGGTCGATGCCGATCGTGAAGTGGAACCTGCGGTCGTGGGGCAGTTGCTCGAAGTAGGCGTTCTGCCACCACTCGCGCTTGAAGATCGTGCCCTCGCGGAGGCCCGAGATGTCGTTCAGGTACGAGCAGGCGAAGTTGTCCCAGCCGACATCCTCGCGCTCCTTGTAGAGCCGGTCGAGCGGCCACACGGACGGCCAGTAGGAGCGCTCTTCGCCGGTCTCCTCGTCGCGTTCGAGGGCCGAGATCACCAGTGACGGCCACTTGTTGGCCTCGATGAGCTTCTCGTACAGGTCGCCCTCGGTCCAGCGCGTCCCGATCACGATCATCGAGCCGCCCGGCACGAGCGTCGGCTTCAGGGACTTCCAGAACCACGTCTCGATCTTCTCGCGCTGGTCGATCGTGTAGGTGTTGTTCTCGTCGAGGATGTCGTCGCACACGATCAGGTCGAAGCGCTTGCTGACCGCCGACGAGGAGTTGGCGCCGCCTGCGACCATCGTGCGGTCCTTGGACAGCGCCCACTTGGTGCCCTCGCGCAGCCACTCGCCGTCCGTCCACTTGGTCGCACTGCGCAGGTCGCCGAAGATCGACTTGAAGTTCTCCGACTCCGACAGCGTCCACTTGATGGCCGCCGACATCGCCTCGGCCTTCTTGTCCTTCTGGCTGAACAGCCCGATCCGGATGTCGGGGTGGGTCGCGATCCGGTGCGACAGCGAGATCGTGTTGAGCCAGGTCGTCTTGGCCGATCCACGGGGAGCTAGCACGACGCCGTTCTGGCCGGTGTCGATGCAGTGGTCGATGAACTCGACCATCTGCCGGTGGTGGGCCGCTGGCTCATAACCGAAGACGTACTCGCCGTAGACGAACGGGTCAGTCCGGCTCAGGGTCCTCTGGGCCTGCCGGAGCATCACCTCCAGCATCTCCCTCGAAGGCGCTCGTTCCTCCATTTTCCCCTCCGGCCAGGGATGCCTTCAGCAGCGGCATCATCTTGACCATCTGGTCGATGTCGATCGGGGTCGACTCCATGTCGATGATCTTGGGCTCGTTTCGACCAGCCTCGACGGCTTGATCGCCCAAGAGCACGCGGATGGTAGCAGTCAGCGCCACCACGTCGGCAACCTTGGTGATCTTGATCTCCCCGGCCGCGATTGCCTTCTCGGTTTCTTCGAGCAACTTCAGGTTCACTTCGATCAGGCGGTTGCGAACAGTGGTCTGCGCTGCGGCCCAATCGTCGGTCATGGCTTCGAGGACTTTTTCCCCGACCGTCTGCCGGACCTCTTTTCTTTTTTCGTACCAGCGGTTACGACGGGCAATATCCGCAATATTGCTGCGGGCCATCCCGTAACGATCGGCCAGCGCCGTGATGGAGACTGGCGGCGTTGCGGAGTCGAAGACATACTCGCGTTCGAGTTGTGTCGGATCGACTTTACGCGCTCGGCTCATGCCCTGATCGTACCAAGTGTGGGAGGTGTGGGAGTGTGGGAAACCCCTAAGAATTCAATCCCACATCCCACACCACTTTTAGTGGTGGTGTGGGAGATGTGTGGGTTGTGGGTGTGGGAAGTGTGGGAATCCCACACCTGTTCCCACACCCTACTCATCCAGCCGGTACAGGCCATGCTCGTACTCAATGATGTGGCCGTTGGCCCGAGCCTCTCGGATGATGTCCCTGATGCGGGCTTGGGCAAAGCCCGATACGGCGCACAGGCTGATCGAGTCCTGTGGTCCAAGGTCGCGCAGGAGGCGAACAATCTTCTCCCACTGGGGTTCCCGCCTGGCCGGGACGGTCACGTCTTCGCCGACCTCGTCCTCGTAGAACCTGATCCCGCGGTAGACCCCGATGTCGCT